GACCTCAGCCAACGGAGAGTGCAGTAAAAGCTGCGAGATCCTACCTGATAACGGCAACCCTTTCGCTCCGCACAGTAACGGCTGCGAGATTTCGCCTTTGATAATCAAGGCCGTTTCAGATGTTTTTCTCCCACATCTATTAAGGCTGAAATTTCTATTATTTAATAAAATAAATGAAACAAACACACAAAAAATAGATTTTCATAAATGATTCCCTTTATTTAATTATATTCATAAGCTCGACCCTTAAAAGTACAATTAACATAACATTTCACACGCAAAATAAGTTTCATAGCACATTTATAAATAACAGGAGTATCATCAACTTTAACAAATATCGGTAATGAACGGAAATAGGAACCACAAGTTCCTCTAAATGTATTACACATTCTATAATTTGATATGGTAGATAAGTTATCAAAATATTCACCCCAGGTATTCTTATTACGATTATTATACACAACTTTTGAATCATAATATCGTCTTAAAATTGAAGGTGGACGTAAATTGAAAAAAGCTGATTTTTTTCCATTAATTATGCAATGTTTTTTTGAAGTTTCAGACATCAATTGATTAGGATTAACATTTCCACTTTCTGCTAAACGAGTATCAGCATCCCATATAAAATAAAATGGTTGGTTCTTCACAATGTCATTTACTTCCAAATCAATACGTTGAGCTTGAACTTTTGCTTTTGCATCGGCAGGTTCGTAAACATTATATCCAATTGCACCAACAGTACACGCATATGAAATTGAATTAATTTTGCAAAATTTCCAATCTTTACACAAAGTTTTAAATTCAGGTGTTTGCAAGGCAGACAATGAACAGTTTGCACCCCACATTTCAGCGTTATTTGTTGACGATTTTGAATCTTGCTCATGTGTAACATCCAAAGTGTAGGTTATATCACTGAGCACTGTTTGTTTTCGATAATCGTTTCTTCTTCTTCGACGGTTTCTGAACATTCTCAAATTCCTCCGACGATGATAAAATTTCTTCCGCTTTCGAAACAGACGGCGAAACATTCTCCTTCTCTTGAACCAAGCCATCTTCCAATGATAACAACTTATCGTAAACTGCTGTTTTTATACTATCCACCTGGCGGGCAAAAAAGGAACCATCAAATTCGTTATACACGTTGAAACGTGTTCTCAATGCTTCCAACACTTTACCACTGAAACATTCTTCAAGCGTAAAATTTGAAGTTACGAATATTTTTTTGGGTCTTATTTTAACAGATCCACCTTTAATCTCTGCAACAAATGCATAACGATCAGTCCAAATTTTTAAAAAAAATCCAAGCCACGAACAATGTGGAGGTTCAACATCGGATAATAACACAAAGTTCTCATTATTATAACCATCCCACCACTTATTCAATGGTTTCACATATACAGAATTTAACTTACGTACTGCATAATCTTTACCACATCTTGGGGGACCGCAAATCCACACACCACATGAAGATTTCAATTCCTCAACTCGAAACTTAACAGAAGATAGGATATTCGTCTTGTAACGGATGAACAAGCCTGGATATTCTTCCTTAATGTCGGCGATATTACCAGACTCAGCCTTAAGCAAAACATCCTTAAATGCACCACCTCCTGATTTAGATCTAGGTAATCTTCCGTACTCCTTGAAATCACCATCCTTCGAGCAATACTTCTGATTTTGTTCAGGATTTCCTTTAGCTGCTTCAAAATGAGCACCTGGGATCCATTTTTTGAGGTAAGGAAGCCTCCTCCTCTCTTTGAAATAAATATATCCTTGCAAATGGCTGCGACCCGTAGTCGGGCAAGTCTCTCGACCGAATATAAGATATTCGTGAAGATTTGGCTCAAAAACCGGTTCTGGTTCAAGCGCAAAAACGGTAAACGTCCATCCATGGCAACGAGACATTTCAAACTGAGCGCGTAAACAAGCTACTTTAATTTCATTGGACCGATGACGTCACATTGGACCTGGACACGTTGGCTGAGGGTAATACTG